CTTTCTCGCCTGGGGGTCGCCCTTTAGGTTTTGATAGAATTGAAATTTGCTCGCCTCCCTGTCGCCCCTTTTCTCTGGTGTAACCAATAGAGTCATCTCCCTTACATTGGTGACCTTGGGCTTACCTTCTTCATCTGTGATTGGCTGACCTTCTTCATCTTTTAATTCTTCTTGGCCTCCACCAACTACTTCTGTGAAAGAATATCCCATTGAGACAAGATCAGACTTGATGCTTTTGTGGGCAGTCTGATTGTTTCCACCTTCTCGGTAAGCAGATACCAAGGCGAAGGGGGTTTTACCTTTATCAATTTTGTTTTTAACACGAGTGAAGGAACTTTCGTTTAAGTAACCTTGCCACTCATTCAGTAGTTTTTTCATTCTTAATAACTCCCATTACGTGATTTTCCAATACTAAATAGAACGTATTGCCATCTAATGAGAGTTCTTCAATAAAACCTTCGCGAACAACAAGTTCGTCACCGGTTGCAGCAGGGATTGTGCAGTTGTTGGCTGTTTGTAGCACTGTTACTCGTGTGTAGTCTTCTCGTTTTGGTTGATAATCTTCAGGCAACAAGACTAATGAGTCTTGTGTTTCTTCTATCACTCGACTTTTTTCAACCAATACATGCCTGTGTGCGGGAATAAACTTCATAATCTACCTCTTCTTGTTTTGTTTATTATACTCGGTTATTGCGGTGTTTTTAAGTTAGATAATTTCGCAGGCTCCACCGCCGCAAGCCACCTCTCCCTTCTGGTCGGTGTTGTCCACTTCCTCCGATACCAGGGTGAGATCTACATTTTCCAGCTTTCTATAAAGCTTGTTGTAGGTTTTTTCATCACAGTCTTCAAAAGGTGCTTGCATATAGGTGCCACCATCATGGGGAAGAACACTAAGACCGTTAAAAGAATCTCTGTTGTTCCACATCCATTGAGCTACTGAATCCCACTCGCCCTGCTTCACTGCGACAGTTGCAGACACATTGTGACTATTCTGGCCTGAGACGTGGCCAGCTAGGACCCACTCCTCACTATATTTCTTAACGCGGTCTAGAAAGTCCATTGCATTCTCAGTTCTTAAAACTGAGTTCTCTGGGGCCTTGATCGGTAGAGAGATCACCGCCTGACTGTGTGACTTAAAGAAGTCATCTTCCAGTAATGCTGGGTGATTGTCTGCTAGGTATTGGTAGATCGGCTCGTTCTTTCCAACACGGATGCGACGGATAAAGTGGTCATTGTGCCAAGCGTGGATACCAGAACTGGTTCCAAGGATACAAGAGGTGGTTCCAGCAGGTTTTACACAGGTTGTGCGGGCTGCTGCATTGATATTAATCTTGTCTGCAAGGCCTCTGTTCTGATCAATAACAGCGTTAGCAGCTTCTGTAAGATCAAAACCATCAAGCATTCCACTTGCAATGCCGGTGATGCTTACACCAATCAGTGCATCTTTTTCTGTTGTTTCTTTCCAAACTTCCCTTAGATAGTGGAACTCAGTATAAGACGCCTGTAAGGTTGCAATAAAACTTGCAGCACGGCACACTTCATTGAACTCTTCCTGGTTCTTGTAGGGGATAGACCCGTTGATTTCAACAAGATTACAGAACTGGAATGGTCTCAGGCCAATCTCAACACAAGGATTAGCTCCCCAATCTTGATTATTGCTGAAATAGATTCCAGGCTCTCCAGAGTTTGAGTTCTCAATCTTCTCCCAAAGCTCAAGGAATTCTTTCTTTTTAATACGATGTCGCAGGGCAACAGCTGAATTGTTAGCTCGTGCGCGTTGGGGATTCTTTTCCCACCAAGAACCAAACTTAGCGGTCCTCATCTCTTCGTCATCAAAAGAAAAAAGAGAAATTAGTGCTGCTCTGCGGATTCCGCCTGCAAGGACAGCGTCTGCAATATAGCAGACAATGTCATGGACTTCAATTGTAGAAAGTTTTGAACCACGAGGCTTGCTATCCAGAACCTTTCTGATGTTGTGAATGCAATCCTTGAGGGGTTGTGGTCCAGGGGCTTTTCCACCTGAAGTGATTAGGCGGGCACCCTTAGGGCGGATACCATCATAAACAAATTCAGGATTAGACTTCTCATAAAAATACGCTTCTACAAGAACTTTAACAGCATCAGCCCAGCCTTCAATTGAATCACCAATAACATATCGGCGGGGGCGCATCTTGCCAGTGTTTGGGTTAATTTTTGGCCCCTTAACTGCCGGAAGAGCCTCTACGTGATGGCGCTGGACCGAGAACCCAACTCCACAACCGGACAACAACAAGAACATAATCTCCGAGAAGCAATCAATATGATCAGTTGGGAGATAAGAGCAGTTAAAGATTCTGGAATTGTTCAACTCAATGGGCTTGCCAGCGAACTGCATTGATCGCATTGAGGGCAGCACCTTCTTGTTGTAAACAAAAGAATAGGCCTTTTCAATCTCGTCAGCCATCTCAGGAAACTTCTTTAAATGCATTTCCTTGTTACGCAATGTGGTTTCTGCAAAAGTCTCGCGTCTGCTATCAGACTCGATATACTTCGCATACTTCATGAAGTGCGTAAGGTCTGAGAGTATTTGAATTGACTTGTTCTTTTTCATTTGTCTTTGCTCCTAAATTTCGTGTATTTGTCTCGTAAATCTTCCATCGCATCCTTCGTGGATTTATAAATTGCGTTCTGTGTTTCCTCATCCTGTGGCAACACTTTGATCTTAACATTTGAAGTATCCATATAGATTGGATACACTAATCCATCTGGCCCATTTCTATTTTTGGCCACATAGATTCTGCCAGTATTCGTGTTCTTATCTTCCACTGTTCTCGAAATTGAGAAAATAAAATCCGCTACGAAGCACTTGTTGAATGCTTCCGAAATTGACTCCATTGTAATAACTTCAGCGTTAAGACCAGAACGGTTTGTCTGGGAAGCTGTCCAGATTGGGCACCCAAATTCTTGTGCCAACCCGCGCAGCTCTTCATAAATAGATTCCAATTCTATTCTCTTCTCATTTCTTTGACGAGTTGGCTTCAAAAGATCACCATAATCTACTATGATCATCCCCACATCAACACCACGATTCGCGAGCTTGCTGAGATGGTTACGGATCACATTTACGGAAGCAGATTTTGTTGGATATTCTTTTACAATCAGGTTACCCTCAATGCCCTTCACCATCTCCAGAATATCTTCTTTGTGGTGAAGTAGTCTTGACAAGGGTACACCAGTGAGACAGCTATCGTATCGTCCAGCAACGACAGTATCTTGAAGTTCCAAAGTGTAGTGTACAACAGTCTTACCTGCACGCACCGCCTGTGCCCCTAGATGAACCAGGGCCATTGATTTACCCGCGCCGGTGGGGGCAATCACAACGCCCAACTCTCCCTTGCCGTGGCCGCCGCGAACCAGAGTGTCAATCTCGGCCCACCCAGTGGAGACTGGTTCTCTATGCTTTGGCACGAACCTTGCCTCAAAGTCTTTAATGTAGTCGTGGCCAAAGTTATTGTCGGCACCCAGCTTAAGCGCATCATCAATCTCGCACTTGATTTCATCAAAGGAAGAACTCTTGATCAGCTTAATAGATTTTAAAATTGCTTCTTTGAGTTTCTGTTTCTTGCAGAAATCAAGTGATGTGTCTTTTATATACTCGCTACCTTCGTTGCCCTGCTTGGACAAGACCCTTGCAAAGTAGCTGCGGACTTGGGTGGCGACAGCCTCGTTCTCATCCTCCAACTCTGTGCGCAAAATAGTCATCATGACATCGGCAGTAGGATGTGCCCTGTACTTGTCCTTGTACTCATAAACCTTGCGGCAAAACAGTTGTAGATACTTGAGTTCAAAGAAATTAAAGTCAAGAACCTCCCCAATCTGATCGGCGAAAGGCCTGTCCAAAAGAATTAATCGGCAGAGGCTTTCTTGGAAAGTCTTGCCGAAACGAGAAAAGTCTTCTTGTTGCTCAAAGCTGAGCGAGCTTACCGTTTGCATAGATGCATTATACTCTCTTTCTTCAGGAATTACCAGGGTTTTTTTTAACTAATCGCAACCAGGAAGGTCGAACAAATTCACGGTGACCAGACGACCAAGCAACTTCAAAGAATAGTTCATGAGCAGGGGTTACAAACTCAGACAAAATTATACCGATGCCAAAATTCTTTTCGGCACCTAGAAAGTAAAACTCTCGCGCATATTCTTCCTGAAGAGCCACTAAATCACCTACTGAACTCATTTGTCATCTTTATACCTTGCATTTAGCGTTATGAATAAAAGAGCACCTGTAACTATCATCGCCATTATGCAAGCGTTCCCAAAAACGCCTACTGCTACTGCTGGTTCCATCATTTCTCCCTCTTACTTTTCCAGCACACCCGGCAGGACTCGAACCTGCAACCTACGGCTTAGAAGGCCGTCGCTCCTCCTATTGAGCTACGGGTGCTTAAATTAAAACGGTGCCTCACTTTCCCAAACAATCTTGTTAAAGCAAGTCCACAGTTCAGTCCAATTGTACTCTCCAACACCATCTTCAAACATCATTGAAATAATCCCTGTCTTATTGAAGATGCGGCCCTCGTTATCTAGTTTTGCCCTGATTTTCTCTGTGCCTTGGGCTGAAATAGATGGCGAGTAAAGTTGCATCATTTTGTAATTATCCACTATTTTGTCGCGATTGTCAAGGATTCTTTGGTGGATAAGCAACTTCTTTTCTTGTACCTCGCAATGATCAATGATCATATCAATCGTGCTTGACTCCTCACTCCTCAAGAAGGGGAATCTTTTTGCGATTGTAGCAAGACCTGCGCCCTGAATACCCTTGATGTTATCACTGGGATCTCCACAAATTGCGCGGGCAAGAGCAAAGTTATTGGGATGAATGCCATATTCTTCAGTGACTCGTGATTCATTCAGGATTGTTTTCTGAATGGGTCTATAAAGAATTGTTTGACCACTGCACAATTGAAAGAAGTCTTTATCACTGGAAACAATTACCTTCTGATGTTCCCTGAATTTGGGATACTGTGAAACATAACCAATGATATCATCAGCCTCAACACTCGGCAACATCAACTGTGTTACTGGGAGATGGTTGAGATATTCAATCAAGCGGATCTGCTGCCAGAACTTGTTCTCTGACTCTTCCTCGTCGGTGAGGTTCTTGGCCATTCGGTTAAGGCGAACAGGTTTGCGACCAGCTTTATAATCTTTATTTTGTGATCTGCGCTTTTGTGAGCCGCCTTCGCCATCCCAGCAGATAACGATATCGTCAGGGCTTGTCTCCCTAATGAGCTTCTGAAGGGACTTCATAAAACCCTTGAGGCCGCCAATGGGGGCACCGTGGGTTGAGATGCTTGGATCAACGATGTAATTGCGATACATCATATTAAGAGCATCAATGATTAGAATTCTTTTCATAATTTCTCCGTAATAACATAACCATCATTGGTGGTATAGACCACCTTCTTTACACCACAATGCCTAAGGGCACCTTCACACATTGGGCAAGGCTTGCTCATTCTCCACTCATCACCCTTTACGCGAACGACATAAGCGGTGGCTCCCTGGGTTTTAGACCTGTCAAGACCAAGCACGGCACCAAGTTCAGCATGAACGGTGGAGAAGTCCTCTCTTCCGTAAATGCTGAATCTTCTGCCAAACGTACAATAATTGTTCTTGTTGGCGGACACATTAATCACGGAACCGCCCTTCACTAGGACGCAACCGTGACTATGTGTGCCGTGCGTACTCTGCCTTGCGATGCGTTTCGCAAGGTTGAGGTAGTTACGCTTTTGTCTGGAGAGTAGGCTTATCTTGATCTTCATCGCCATCTACATCGTAAAAGTCTTCAGGATTACCTTGACGTGCTTTGAAGTTCTGGACAACGTGCTGGTCCATCACCTCTAACACTCGGGCTCTAAATGTTTCATCCTTCATCTTCTCCATCCAACGACCGGGTTGGAACTTCTGAACCTCTCCGTTGCCCATATCAAGAGAATACCACGCACCCTTGATTGTAATGTGCTCGGACGCCTTGATTGCCTCAAGCCAACTCTCCTCATCCAGAATGCGAACTTCGTCACCCCAAAGGATTTTAAAAGTTGCTTGACGACCCTGTGTTCCGAAGCGACTCTTCTTCAAGGTTGATTTAACCTCGGAGCCAATACGGAAACCATTGTCATCTTGGATGTATGATGCCTTAGACTTGCGACCAGTAAGCCAAATGCGAAGACTATAAGCATAGATCATTGCTTTACCACCGGGCGTCACATAGGGCTCAACGAGGGCCATATTGGGATTTCTGGTGATGTTTGTCTTCAACTGATTGAGAACAAGGAATGTAGATTCAGTATTCGCAATCGGGATGGTCAGCTTGCTCATCGCCTTTGCAAGGATACGGGCCTTGACTGCCATCTGTGACATCGGGTTGAAATCGCCCTCCACATCATTGATTGAAGGGGTAAGGGCCAAAGAATCCCAGACAAAAAGAAACTTTCCACCTGTTTTTAAGAACTCTTCAATGGATTCTAACACCATCTCAACAGATTGAGCCTGAACATAGATTAGATTCTCTACATCGCAGCCTGCATTCTCAAGGAAAGAAGGGTCAATTGCGCTCTCACTATCAAAATAAGCAACAGTGATACCCATCTTCTGAGCGTTTGCAGCGATCTTTGCTGCCATGTAGGACTTGCCTGTGGCTTCAAGCCCAGCAATCTCTGTGACTTTGCCTACTGGAACTCCCGCTCTTTGCCCTCGACAGATGATTGAGTCCAGCCAGTGTGACCCAGTTGGAATCCACTCTGTCACCTCTGTCGGATTCTCTTCCTTCAGATTGTGAGCAACAGTCATTCCTGCTTTTTTATTAAGCATCTTTCGCATCTCTTCAATAGAGATACCACCTTTGTTTACCATTTAAATCTCCTTATAAAAAAAGGGGGGCCGAAGCCCCCCAAGAGTTTAGACTGACTTACATCAGCTCTTGAAATGCCTTATCAACTTCCGACGTGGAGTTGGTATACTTTACCGTCTCCGTTGAAGTCTCCTCGGCACCAGACTCACTCAGAAGGAACTCATCAAGCATTGCCTGAACCTCTGCTGGTGTCTTGCGGTCAAACACATTAGAGAAGTCGGGAACACTATCAAGGGCCGACTGAACCTTGGCAGTCTCCTTAAACAGAGGGGTTGAACGACGCTTCGGAGTAAGCTTGGTCTGCGGGAACTGTGCGCCAGCAGGCTTACCGTAGTTGATGGTGAGGTCAATACCAGACTGAACGTCCGTGATATCGCCATATTCAGGATTCAGCACAAGACCAAGAATAGTCTCATACACCTGCTTACCGAAGCCCCAGATGCGGACACCCTGCTCCTCTTCGCCGCGCACCACAACAGGGGCAAAGAAGCGCTGACGAGCAGACAAGCTCTTGGCCATCTTGATGCTGTCCTCCGTGTTCTCGCGATACAGGGCGCGCACAAAGTCATTCAGGGGATCATCCTCGCCAAAGTTGCGCTTCGGGCTCAGGAAACCTGAGTGCTTGCCCAAGTTGTAATGGAACCAATACTCCTTGAACGGGTCACCGTCAGCGGTTGGAACGATACGAATGGTCTGATCACCATCCTGCGGACGCCAGAAAGCACTGCGGCCTCCCTCACCTCGGTTTTTGAGGGCTGCATACTTCTCGCGCATTTTCTTCATGTCAATTCCCATTTTTTCCTCCTTTGTTGTTAATGGGTGGGTGAAATTACCCTAGAGTATGACTGACAAATCTCTCAGTCATCTGTTGTGTATTATACTAATCTTTAATGTAGAAGTCAAGTAAAAAATCAAAGTTGAACAATTTCTCGTGAATACACAAGTGAATAACAGAAGTTGTTATCATAAGATGTCTCAAAGATGCCAAAGCTAGCTCTTTCATTTTGCTTCTTAACCTGATTTCTGATCTTCTTGTTGAGTGTTCCATCTTGCTTCAGAGAAGTTGCACTAATAGCGTAATAATAGCGTACTTCATTTCGATTGTCAAGAGGAAAAATCATTTTTTCTTCCCCGGTGTCAACATTAACCATACCAAAAGTACAAATTCGAGATACCTCCGCTGGGTCTGTGAACGTGGTCATCACAGGTTTTGTTTTGTTGAATACGTTCACAAAATGTATCATCGGAACAATAGTTTGATTAACTGCGCGATAATAATCAACGATAGAAACATCGCCGATAACATCGGCCACGGACGTATTATCTACGAGAATAATCTTCTCAAACACACCAGAGCGTGCGTATTCCTGAAAAACGTGGAAGGTCGTTCTCTGTTGCAGTCTCTGCGTCTCGCTAAGAAGCTGCTCGTCAACCTTCACGTACAGCACTGTTGTCTTACAGTGTCTAATTGACTGAAGTATCTTCAAAGAAGCGGCACTAATAAACCCAGAACCGCCAACAATAAACAACACCTCCCCATTACAATTTAAAAAGCTTGTCAGATCTGGGCACTCCACCTCATACTGTTCGGGATGTGATTTCTTTGGCATAAGATAAAAGTTCTGCGTATTCCTTGGCTCAGTATCAATACAGAACACGTTGTATTGAGGATATTTCTTAAACTCCTCGGCAATATTGCAGCCACAGTTTCCTAGTCCGATAACATTCATTGTATTTTCCTCATACTTCCATAGTCTTTTCCGGCAGACACATTAACTACGTATTCTCCAAAGGGGGTGGAGCCAAAAATCTTTACGATCTCTGGGATCTTGCCCTTGTCCTCTTCTGCCAGATCTATTGTAAGTGAGTCATGGAGCGTGAATGCAACATATGATCTGCTATCCTCCAACAACTCATCTACCTTAATCATCTGTCGCAAGAACAAATCAGACGAGGTGCTTTGAATAAGATAGTTCAGTGCGCGCCTCTCATCTACTTCAATCGTGCGATCAAACTTGGTGGTGATTTTACCACCTTTCCAGTTTTCTTTAATAAGTTTTTCGCGGTCGTATGTTCGATTTAGCAAATAATCATCAGAGTTTGGGTTATACAACCAAGCAAACAACCTCGTCTTCGCCTCCTCTCGTGTGGAAGAGTCACCAAATATATTTTTCACATTCCACTCATGAAGATCTTCCTGGGGCTGTTCAATGTCTTGGAGAGCCAAGAAGGTGCGAAGCTCGGCGGCGTTATAGTCGAACTCGACAAACCAATCATTATTTGGTTTCAAAACATTGCGATGGCGCTTATCCAGGGTCAGGATCGGGAACGAATAACTCTTGGTGGTCAAGCGCCCAGTGACAGTCCCAAAGACATTGTAATCAATAAATGGCTCAAGCGTCTTTATCTTCTTCAGAAAAGCACGCGAACGATAAGAACCCAACTTAGAGTGAAGTTCTGTGGGGTCAATGTTGAGTTCTTGATACTTGATTTTCTCAATAATCTGAGTTACCTGCAACAGGAATTCATAGTTGCTTGGTTTTTCATAATTTTCAAAGATGTAGGTGCAAATTTTATTCTTTATTTCGCACCATTCCAACAGAAAGGCCTCAGGTATCACCTCAAACAAGCAGATGTCTTTTAGGTTAATTTTTGCAGTGTTAAAGCAACGGAGGAAAGCTTTCATTCTTGCCTTCCTTTCTCTCCACTCCTCTTCCAATTCGGGTGGACAAACCTCATCCAACCCTCTGCCTTGAACATATAGGTTGGCATATTCAATCTCAGATCCTTCCAGAAAGCCAGAATAGGACCAAGTCTTTGACAAGCCCGAGGGGATGTCGTTGTAAATCAAGTTGCCATCATGATAAATGCCAACACAGGATTTTTTGTCGTCAAGAGTTTGGAATAGCACTTCTAGTTCCGAGCTTGTTTTGCCAATTCCCTCTCAATATACTCGATTGTTGTCTCTGTGTCAAGATCTTTAAGAATCTTTTTTATGCGTCGGCGTTGTTTGGCAAGCTGAGGCTTAGTCCAAGTCAGTTTCAATTCAATGGATCGAACGCGGAAATAAAAGTTAAGCCAGTACAGTTCATTGAACATCTCATTGAACCCGTCTGGTGAGATCTCGAATCGATCAACCATACAGAACTTAGTCTTCTGGCCGTTTTTGCTTACTCTCGGAATCTTTGTGTAGGGGTTGAATTCAACAAAATCGTTATAAGAATTGAAAACAAACTCTTTCAAGGTGACCAAGTCACCTACAATGGGGGGATTATAGTATTCTTCAAACAGCTGGTTTAAAGATCCAATAGAATATGCAGACATGTATTGTTTCATCTCCTTGGTGGAGATGTCTGCCACTAGTCTCCAGGGAGTATTGTAATCAACCTTGAATCCAAACTTGCGGGCGGCTTGCTGGTATAAATCAAAGTTGGGGTCCAAAATGAATTTATTATACTTTACCGCATCTCTGGAGTGTGTTTCATCAGTCACCTCCACCATTAACCCAGAAGACATTGGTGATGCATATACCGTTTGTGTTATTGTGGATAACGTCAAGGGCACACTTCTACCTGTCTTTTCAAAGTACTCAAAGAAGATACGAACATAATCTTTAATATCTTTTATCTCACGATCCTTCTGGTTCTCTGGAATGTACCCTGTGTACAACCTCTCGTTGAAGGCTGTGAGAATATCTTCCTGTGCAGAATTGGGCTCTTGGTATGCAATCTGAGGTAATAGGTTATCCAAGAAAGTGTTAGTAACATTAAACTTGCCTTGCTGGAAACCCTTTATCATGAAGGTGCGGAAATCCTCAAAGGCATCCACCACAAAATTCACTGCCACAACTTGCGGATTGGAAGGGAAGCTTGTTAGGCGGCTTGGGTCCAAGAGAACACTCTCCCCCTTGGTGTTGACCCTTCCATAAAGTGCCTGAGGTCCATACCACAAATCTATGGCACAATCTTCTCTAAATTTAGAATATGCATCTCTTATGTATTTTCTTCTCTGGAAGTGGAAAGCGTAAGGGCTCATTCCATTTTTTGCAGATGGCGTGCTCATTGTTGACCATCCCCTGGCTTTTTAAGCTTTGCGGGTGCCATCACTTTTTCAACCTCACCCAGAGCCTGTTTGGCGGCTGCTGCTGCCGTCGGGGACAACATCTCCAGCGCCTCGACAATGACGGCGTTGATGGGGTTTTCTAAATTTTGTCCTTTACAGTTATATCCATCCGGGGGATATGTCCTTGGTGTCTTTGATGGACCATCGGTTGCA